GGATGCTTCACCAATGGCTACATTGTCTGTTCCTGTCGTTAGGGCTGTGCCTAAGTTTCCACTACCAAGCCCTACATTGCCTGTACCGCCTGTTAGATCCAGTACATCGGTAACTGCTGCTCCTGCTCCAGCACCATCGGTGACAAGCATCTTGATTCCGCCATTCGGAATGACGACATTTGCGCCTGTGCCTTGAGATATTGTTACTTGATAACCCGCGTTGTTTTGAATCACCCAAGTCTTACTGACTGTGTTCGGTGCGAGGGTTACTGTATTGGTTGCGGTGATTGATCCTGTCAGCGTCAGAGCAAAGGCTCTGGCTGCATCGGCTGTACCATCAGCCATTGTAATTGTATGAGAAGTGCCTGTAATGGCCTCTGAGCCAGATCCCCAGGCTTCCGCCACCAATTCTAAATTTGTATTTGTACTCGTTCCCCAAGTACCCGACTCATCGCCTGTAGCGATTTCTTTAAGCCTTAGATCGTTTACATAAGTTGCCATTATATGCCTCTGTTTATTTAATTGATTATAATCCTAATTATGCTATGCCGCAACATCTGTCCAATCTGGGGACTGAGAATCGTCGACCTCTGACCAGCTAGGTGTTTGAGAATCGTCGATTGCGGCCCATTCAGCATCTTGTCCAGGAATAATTTCGCCCCATACAGTCAACTGACTAATTTGGCCTGTTCCCTCTACACCTGTAACTGAAACGCTTACAGCTATAACCGCCGTTACATCGCCAACTTGACCTGTTCCAGCTAGCCCTGTTATATAAATATTGTTTTCGGTCTGTGTTGTTAAAGATCCAACAGCACCCGTTCCAGCAACTGTTGTTGGATAAACATTCGCATCACAGGTGACGGTTTCTTCGCCTTGAGCAACAGTCGATGCTGTTCCACTAACACCAACTAAAGCTACACCATTTGCAACAACGGTGCCTATTGCAGTAGTACCAGCTACTCCTGTTTCTGTAACATTGGCATCGCCACTAACGGTTTCAGTGCCTAAAGCAGTGGTTCCTGCCAGTCCTGTAACAGATATATTTGCAACACCTGTAGCAGTTAAACTATTTACTGCTCCTGTTCCTGCTACTCCTGTTTCGCTTACATTCGCATCAGCAGAGATGCTTAACGATCCTAGTGCGCTTGTTCCAGCGACACCTGTTTCTGTAACATTAGCGACACCTGTTACAGTTAAACTACCGATACCACCAGTAGCCGCAACACCTGTTTCAGAAATATTAGCATCACAGCTAACGGTTTCTGTTCCCAACGCAGTAGTTCCCGCAAGCCCCGTAAGGCTTACAGTCATATTATGCGGTTGGCCCCATGCGCCTGAACCCCATGTCGAACGACCCCAACCGACAGCCATTAGCTGTCCTTACGCTATTCTAATAACAGCGTTACTTGCGTCTGCGGTTGGAAAAGATATTGTAAAACTACCTGCTGTGCTGGTTTTGTCTCCACCAAAATCAAAGACTGCAACAGATGGATCACCTGTAGCTGTGTCATTGAAAATCATACAACCTCTTGCAGTAATAGTAGCTGTACCAAAAGTTAAATCGGCAAAGTCTGTAAATGCAGTAGTCCCTGAAGTAGTCGGATCAACTCTTGTTAAAGTTCCACCTTTAGCGGTGTAGTTTGTTCCTGACACTTCTTGACTTGTACTGTAGGCTGTGGTCGCAGCACTCATAGTAGCTGAACTAGTATATAGGGCTAACTTGAAGGTATTCCCTCCAGAGTTTTTAAAATTATGCACGCCTTCAAGAAGTTCTTTCTTAAAAGAAGTACACATAGCCTGAGTTATAGCCATTATAGTCTCCTTATAATTTCCGCAAGGTCTTTTTGTCCTTGCGCTTCTAATTGATTGCCTATTGTACACATGTGGTTTTTAATTGCCTCATGCATGTAATACGCAATAATAACTTGACACGAGTTTTTGAAGGCATGGGCTTGCGCTTTGATCGGTTCCGGCGCTGTGTCGCTCACCGAAACTAATTTATTAGTGGCCATCTCAGCAACTTCTTCTACTGTATGGCCTCTACCATGTGTTGTTTTTACTCCAAGGTTTCCTATGGAGAGTGTAAATGAATCAGTTTCCATTAATATTTCTCTGGTTCTGGTGGACCAACAATATCTTCTCTTCCCGAAAGTCCTGTAAGTGGTTTTTCTTCCAAAACTTCCGAAAGGTTTCCAACAGCTAATTCACCTTTGTCTAAATATACCACAGGTGGATCATCAAGCCTATGGTATCCATATAATTTTTCTTTTGTAGACACGTTAGTATCTAACAACGAAGAACTTGGAGCAATCGCTACATCAATATTTTTTTGTATGCATTTCGATAACCAAAACTCACAACATGCTCGTCCCATTTCTCCAAAATGCACGTTGGTTTTATAAGTAAAATCTGCTCCAAACATGTTGATAGATCCTACTTCTTGATACAACGCATAAGCAATGGCGTACGCAATAGAATTATTAAAATAAGCGCATCCTGTTTTTTTAATTACCTCTTCTAAAGGATAAAGGACAATGCCAGGAACACGGGTATCTTTTACACAAGAATAAATTGGAACATCTAATCTTGGTAGTGTTCTGCGCATAACGTGGGTTTGAGGTCCTGCATCAAAAGTGTCAAAAAATCTTGTTGCTGGATCCATGATAAAAGCTCTGTCTGGAGTTATGACTGCGCACATTGAACCTATCGTCCAAACTTCATCGTATTCTTGACTATGGCTAATGGACAAATGATAGTCTAGTTGACTTCTGCCCATGGCGACTATGGCAATTTTTTTGCCTTTCAGGCTTTCTTCAATCATTTATTGTTGTTGCTGTTGTTTGGGAGAAACAAACCCTCTTGGTCTATCAAATCGATTTTCGTCTCTTGTAGCTCTTCCTTCCATTAACGCTGTTGTGCTCATAAGCGCGTTTTGAAAACGTTGCTCAAACATATTTGTTTCGTTTAAGTCTTGTTTCATAAAAATACTGGCCTCTACTAACGTTCCATACAACAATAAATCAGGCGCGTTTTTTGAAACCCATGTGGTTCCACTGTCTCCGGCCGCTGTTAATGAATTAGGCTCATATAAATAATGCAGCTCAAACGTCAGGTTTGCATTTGGAGTTGGCGCCAGTATAAAAGTATCGTCATCAAACTGACCATAAAACTTAGGCGTTCCTGTAGTGGCTGCCGATTGCGTGTAATTACGCATAAAACTAGGGTGTTTTAACAATAAATAAGTGTACTCGCTGCTGCTGTTTAAAACAGCTAAACTTAAAGGTGCAATGAAATCTGTAGGCGCAGAAAGATAGGGGTTTCCAGAAGCAGCCGTGCCCGTAACATTTTTACGAAAAACATTGAGTTCAATCGTATTAAATATACGGTTTTCCGCTTGTTGTATAAACGTGTCCAACGTATTTACAAAAGTGGTTTCAGAATTATCCATGTAATTCTGCACCGCTGTTTTTAATCCACTATATGTAAAACTCATGTTGTTGGTCCCGCCGTTGTTGTAGAACCGCCACCGCTAACGTTCCCCGTTGTTGCAGTTCCGGTTGAAGTAAATTTATAGTTGTTGTCATCTACAACCGTTATTGTATATCCACTTGAAGCCTCAAGTACAGTGGTTGTTATTCCGTCAAAAGCTGCTGTTTCACGAAAACGAACCGTGTCTCCGGTTGTTCTGTTGTGCTTAAACTCGGTGGCTTGAACAATTGCATTTTCTCCAGAGGCAAGTGCTCGAAAAGGATTTAAAGGCAAAAGCGTTTGAGCGGGTCCTACCGAAACAAAGCCTCCTCCGCCTCTTATTGCGCTGTCCGCAGTTCCCGAAGAAACACCAAAACTATAGGTATCGGTTGTTATAACAGTAATTGAATATCCGTCTGGATCTTCTAAAGCAGCCGGAGAGAGCCCAGCAAAAGGAGAAGTTCCTCTAAACCTAACTTTGTCTCCAGTTGTTCTACCATGGTCGTCCTCAAAAACGGTTACTACAGAACTACTGGCTGTAGATAAAAAAGGGTTGCTTATCAATAAGGCTTCTGCAACCGGCTCAATTCTAGCGGGTCTTGGATTTCTTATTGCTTCTGCATCAGCGGAAAAATGCGGGGGGCTTAGTTGAGGTTGTTTAGGTTCCCACTGATCGGGGCCCACTAAAAAACCGTCCCAAGTCATTTTCATGTCTCTTAAACGATAACGAAAA